CTCGTTCTCCATGATGCCCAGATCAAAGATGGCGTAGTCGGTACGTTCGTTGACGTTGTTGTAGTAGCCCCACTCTGGGTGCTTGTCGCGCAGGGTCTCAAGGACGTGGCGCTGAATCATCATGAACCCTGTGCCAATGCGCTTCACACGCATCAGGCCGTTAGCGTCGAACTCCAGAGCGCCGTTGCCATCCAAGTAGTAGTCCAAGAAGAACTTGCGGTCCATACCGCGACGTGGGTAGATACCAGCAGTGATGTCTTTGTCCAGACTCAACGCCATGAGGCGGAGCACTGCGTCGGCATTGATTACAACGTCGGCGTCAACAAACAGCAATGTGTCTGCGTCGGACGCCAGAAAGTCCGCAACAAGAGCGTTGCGAGCCTTCGTAATAAGGGAGCACCCCGAAAGGTGCGTGAGGTAAAGCTTAACCCCCAAGTGACCCACCTGAACGGCGAGGTTGGACAAGGCAAAGGCTGAATCAATGTTCAGTTTGCCATCGTAAGCTGGGATGCAAATCATCAATTTGCGGCCCGCTAGGTTAATGCTCTTCTCTGTATCAGCCATAGTAAACAGTCAAGTGTGCGTTAGCTGGCATAGAAACGTAGACGCCGTTGAAGAACTTAATGCCTTCACCGGGAATCGCCAAAGAATCAAGAGCTTGGTTTGTTGAAATGTTTAAGGTCAGACGGATCGTGCCGCTGGCAGCGCTTGCATTGTCATAAAACTCAATTTCACCCGCAGTGCCGCCCGGTGAAATGGAATACCCTTTTACACGGCAAGTACCAGCAAAAATAACGCCGCTTGCGTCAAGATGCGTGGCTTTTACGTCGGTTTGCATACTCATATCAATCTCCTAAAGTTAAACAGAAGGGCCGAAGCCCCCGGAGGATTGATTAGGAAGCAGCGATTGCTGTACCAGCTGGAGAAATCCAGTTTGTACCGTTGTACACAGCCAAGCAAGGTGCGCCAGCCAAACCGTTAGAAACGTAAACCACGGTGCCTGTGGCCACGCCAGTCAAAGCGTTGGCAGTTGTCACTGTGTATGTTGGAGCGATGAAGCCGTTTGTCGATGCGACTGGGCCGGAGAAGGTAGTACGTGACATGATTATTCCTTACATGCGTTGTGATGTATCTGTCTGCATGTCGTCAGCCGGGACTGTCAGATACACCGGGGACCCCGGGATGTGGTGAATATACACCCAAAATGGGCAAAAGAAAAGGACCCGAAGGTCCTTTTCTCAGGTTGGCTTAGTTAGAGCCAGAGCTACCCCAGATACCCAGAGCATCAGACCAGCCGAAGCTGTAACGCTCGCGGGCCTTGTAACGCACGTTACCGGTATCGAAGTCGCCGTCCATGCTGTTTTGCAGCGGAGTACGAACGAAGTGCTTCAAACCGTTAGGCACGTCTGTGGTCAAGAACCAAGCGTTGTTGTCGGTCAAGAAGTTGTTAACGGTGTAGCCTTCTGGCACAGAACCGTTGTTCTTGATCGCGTTGATGTCGTTGTCAGCTGTACCAACGCGGAGGTTAGTTTCCAACAAACGAGTAGCAACGAACTGGAGGCTTGGAGGCACAACCATTTTCTTTGGCTTAGCAGCGATCAACAGACCACGTTCATCAGTCCAAGCAGCGATTTGAATCACGGCGGCTTCCAAAGAAGTCTCGTTCAAGTCAGCTTGAGTAGATGGAGTGTTGGCGTTGGTGCCACCAGAGATCAAAGGATGGTTAACCAAAGAGCTAGAGCTGTTGTAACCGAACAATGACACACCGTCACCGCCCAAGTAGCCACCGTTGAAGCCGTTATTCAAAACGGCAGCGGCTTTAACTTGCTTGGTGTAAGCCATGGCGCGAGCCAAAGACTTGGTGTAGCGGGCAGACAAGCTGTCGTACAAGTTATCTTCCACAGCTTCTTCAGTGATGGAGAAGCCCAGAGCGATAGTCTCGTGGTTGTAGCGAGTCGACCATGCTTCTTGTGCATTGTCGTAAGAGATTGCAGAGCCTTCGTTCTTCACTGGAGCAGCGGAGAAACCAGACAACTTCACCTCTTCTTCAAAGCTACGCTCAGAAGTTTCGGTTTCGTAGATCTCTTTGTGTTGCTCACCGTAGCGAGCATATTCCATGCCGAACAAAGCGTTCAGGCCGGGGAGCAGTTCTTTAAGTAACTGTGCGCGTGAAATAGCCATGATTTACTCCTTAAACACCAGTGGTGTCGTTGTACTGATGAGTGTTGATCTTCACCAGCAACTCGGTGTAAACACCAGCGGAAGTGGCAGTCTCAGGGACAACGTCGATGACGCGCAATGGGATGGTGGCAGTAGTACCAGCACCAGTCAATGTCACACCAAAAGCGGAATTGCCAGTAGTAGTAGAACCTGCGTTCAACACCAAAGCAACGTTAGAACCAACGTCAGCGCGGCTCGCAGTGCCCATAGTTGTACCAGAGGTAACAACGGCCACTTTGAACAAAGCTTGCTGGTCATCCACAACGTAGGCGTAAGCCAAGTTTGTAGAAGTCGAAGCAGCTGCGGGGATGTACTGACCTTGAACGGTTTGACCAGACGAGTTCACGTATTGACCACCAACCACCACACCGACGATGCCGCCAGAGTTAGTTGTAGTTGATTTGATGAGATAGCCATCGCTGATCAGCACGGTATCGCCATTGAAAATAGCGGTAGCGAAGCCAGCGGCGACGGGAATCTGACGGATTGCACCAGCGTATGGTTTGCCGTCAAGTGAATTGACGGGCTCTAAGCCATAAGGTGCCGAAACGGTAGGGTATGCCATTTAGGACTCCAAAATTTAAGAACCAGTTCCGAAAGTAACCTTCGATTTCTTGTCCGAGAACAAGGGCATGCGAGGGTCGCTTTCACGTAGAAAGTTGTTGTCCACGGATTCCATTTGAGCCTTGTTCTGATTGGCGTAGTACGCCGCACGTTGATCTAAGAACTCAGACGGGATACGACAGAGCATCAACCCGCCAACTTCAATGTTGCCTTTAAAGCGACCTTCAGTAGTGGCGTGCATCATCATCTCAGGATACTCTTCTGCTTTGCAGGGTTCATATCCTTCGCGCAGTTTAGAAGAAATGTTACTGGGGTCCGCAGTGCCGAGGGTACTCAAACGAATCCAACGATGTGTCCAGCCTGCACGATGGTCAGGACTAGGCAAAGTTTCTGGCGGTCTCCAAGCTTGAGGGCGAGAAGCGACAGCGCGTGAATCAGCTTCACGGGGTTTACGTGTTTGTGTAACTTCAGACATTTTGGGTCTCCAATTTCTTCATTTCAAGTGCATAACGTTCCGGTGTGAGACCTAGCTTTTTGGCTAGTTCAACTTGTCGTGGGCTCAGCTTAATTTTGTTTGAAGCTGTGCTGCGGACTGCCGGGGCGACAACGGTACGGGGTTTGGTTCGTACTGGTTCAGCCTTTGAAACGACTTCTTCCTCTTGTGCTTCCTCGAAATTTTCAGGGAAGCGTTTGCGCATTGTCTTGTCCAATGTCGCGTAATACTCGTCAGAGCCAATCTCGAAGCCTGTGCGCTTGAGCTTTTCGTGTAAGCCCAAGGCAGATGCTGTCATTTCCTCGTCTTGACCAAACCAGCTGTTGCGCTCTTGCCACGCCATAGCTTTGTTGTCAGGCTTTGGAACAGATTGAGCCTGCTCATGTTGAGTTTGTACCTCAAAATTCTCTTCTTGTAAAGCAGTCGGCTTAAAGTTTTTTGCCTGCATCACGCGCATGTTTGCTTCTTGCATGCGTTGCTGAGCATCAATTACCGCATCAGTGTCACCATCCTCGTAGGCTTTCTTGTAGTCAAGCTTGGCCATTTCGAGTGACATTTCGGCTGATGTCTTCAGCGTCTCTGCATACTCTTTCTCGCCGTGAGAGTACATCTGCTTGATGCGTTTGTTCTCTTCGGCCACGCGTTTTGCAAAGGCAATAGCTTCTTGCTGGTCACGGAGCGCGCGCTCTTTCTCACGACGTTCATCGTGATAGACCTTCTTCATCTGCTTCAGCTTTTCTTTGACCGCGCCGTCGTATTCCTCAAGTTCGTCAGCATCAAGCTTTTCGACGATCTCTTTGGGCATCGGCTCTTTGTTGCGGTCTTCGGCAGGGGTATCGTCCTCGATTTCGATTTCGATTTCGTTTTTGGTGTCTTCGCCTTCAAGGCCAAGCTCATCTGGGAATTTGAATCCTGACATGGTGTGCTCCTTACGATGCGCGAGTAATACCGCGAGGATCTTCCACTGTCGCTTCGACCGAATCATCATTCAAGATTCGGAATTCGCGGCCATGAATTTTCATACGCGTGCCTGAGTTTGGACGGACGATGATGAAATCACCTTCCTTGCAAGATGGTCCGTTTGGAAAACGAGACTTATCTCCGTAGGCGTCTGGGCCGAGCTTGACCACAAACAATACCGGCGTCAGCACTTCTTCGTAGTGCATCGTTTGGCTTGACTTAATCAGCGAGCTTTCTGCATATTCTTCCATCGCTTCTGGCACGACGCAAAGGATGTGGAAAGTTCGTGGGTCCGGGAGCTGTTTAGCTTTTTGGTCGGTATCCTTGTTGAGAATGCCCGACAGATCAACCGCTTGAAGGCTGAATTGGTTAGTCATCTGATGTTTCCATGTGTTGCATGAGGTCTAATATGTATCCCTTTGCGACCAGCAGACCTTTAATCTCGCCGCAAGTTCCTTTGTACTCTTCGAAGGTTGAGGCCCGGCCTAAGCTGAGCCCTTCTCGGAGATACGAAGCCTGTTCATCTAGTTGTTTGACTAGAAGTTCTAAAGCTGTCATTTGCTACCTTTTGTCGGTTGCTTGTTTGGGAATGCGTGCTTGAGGCCGTCTGCCATCAGTTGGGCTTTGTTTTTGGCAATGTCCGTACCGATGCGCATACCTTCAGCCT